TGAAGATTTTGCATTAAATCTTATGATTCAAAAAGCATTAGATAAAGATGGTAAAAGATTATTTCAAGATGGACATAGAGCATCATTGAGAAGAGAAATAAACGCTGGTGTTTTGCAAGAAATTCAACTTGCAATGTTAAATTCTGGTGCTCAGTATAAGTTGGAGGAAGCGAAGGCAGATTTAAAAAGCTAGACACGATTGGTTTTTTATGTTTTTCCTAGCTTCAGAGTTAGGAATGACAATTCAAGAACTTACCAGTAAATTAACGCAGGAAGAATATATAAATTGGCTTGCTT